GTTGACGCCCCCTTTACCTAACTATTGTAGCGTCCAGCCATTCCGCATAAATTCGTTGAAATGAACTAATTTCCTTGGGTTTCCATCCGTATTAAACAGAGTATAATAATAACCAATGGGTTTAGCTAATCTTAATTTCTCTAAAAGCCTGTGACGATAGAAGTTATAAAACGCTTCACCGTCAGAACATTTAAACAGAATAGAGCAGAACTTACTCCATATTCTATCATTTGTAGATAAAACATCTTCGGGAATGAAGTTTTCAGAGATACATAACTGTGACTTAGTACGTTCTAAATCTATATATCTACCCTTGTCATCAAAATAATGACCGAGGAAAAACACTCTTTCACCTGCAGAGAAGACTTCAGACTTATCAACAGATATTTCCATTGAAAAATGATGATTAATATAATATGCTATTTCAGCGATCTCAAGTTTCCTATCAGATGCAAATATTATATCATCTCCCAATATTGAAATACTTTTCACATCAATTGATAATCTATAAATTCTATTAATATAGAGTATAATAAATAAATTAACAAGAGATCCTAGTAAATTAGTCAAAGCTGATCCACTCATTAGACCTCGTTTCTTTCTAAATTTGAAAGTTAAACCACGAACACAACTAATGATAAAACATGATGTATGGTAACTTAAAATTGTCTTAAATATACTTTTCTCTTTGGAGTTCAAAAAGATTTTATTACTTAAAAACGTTAGCATCATAATTATTAAATCATTTGAAATAGTTTGATCGAAGTTTTTAAAATCTAATGAATAAATGTATTTGTAATGTTGCCATTTAATATATCGTTGCTTCAGTTCAATATATTTGTTTGCAAAACAGTAGGGTGTAAGCAGGTTTCTTTCAAAATGATGAAATATTTCTCCGAAAAGCATCTTTTCAAAACAAGCTATAGCGACAGGAAATGGATAAAATTGTCTAAACTTGAGTTTCCCAGAGCTAGAAAGCTGCGTACGCCAATTAATAGTTATAGGAAAATCAAGAATACAACTTGATAATTCTAAATTCATAAGTTTATGACATAATTGACAAACCCTCTCCTTTATTAAACTTTTTGGTCGTTTAAAATCAGGGAAGCTACTACTTGTAGCACTAGGCAAGGTATCAAATGCTTCCTTTGGAGTGCAAGTTTTATACTTATTACCTGTCAATAATAATAAGTCGGACATTTGTCCAATAACTTGAGCTGCAATAACATTTTTAATATTTATGTTTGATGACACACTTAATAAATTAATAGTTTCGGATCTATTTAATTCACAAGCTTTCTTTGTATCACCAGCTGCATTAATTATTTCATTTACTTTATTTTGGTGCGAAAATAGTTCAATGAAAATTGATTCAATATTGTAATTCGCAGATTTTTTCGAATTCATCCAACTTATTTTCGAAGCTCGATGAGCATCAAATCTAACAAAATGAGGCAATTTATTATTCAAGTGAGAGATATGTTGCATGAATTGATGAAATGTTTTAAAATACATATTGCTAATTTTATAATTTAGATTGATAAGAATATCAAAATGGAAAAATCCCACTTTTTAAAAGTTTCTTTAAGGAAAAATCTTTAGA